AATACTCTGTCTTTAGAAAAGGAATAACTTTTCGTAGATATTCATCATTGTAAATCAGATTCTTTAGTATCGTCTGTTCCAGTTTCATCAATTATATCCTGTTCAAGATTGCCCGACATGATCTCTACCAATAAATCGCCTAAGTAGTTTTTAAACTCTGCATCTTTCTCCAACTTCTTAGGCGTATCAATTGTAGATTCTAGCACATCGTATGCAAAAAGTAAATACACATTCCCATGTCTTTCTTCAAACTTCACTTTACCATATTTGAATATGGTATCTTTGTATTTACCATTTAATAGACGAACATGCACAGATTGTGGATCATCTTTGGGATAGATGAAACAATAGTCTAATCCTTCTGTCATTTATGCTCCGTTTGTAGTTTCAACATCAAACACTTCTTCCACTGCATCATCGGAAATAATTTCTCCATTCGCAATACAATACTTATTTTCGATGAATTCACGGAAGGACTTTTGTTTCAATACAGGAAGCCAAAAGTCTTTGGTATCTGTATCTTTTAGTCTGAACTTTTTATCTTCATACACACCATCAGCATCACGACGAGAATACCAACCATTACTTGGTTTAGTTACATGACCGCTTTCGAGTGCGATATCCAATAGACCAGACCACTTGCTAATACCACCGTCAAAGGATACAGAAATAGGTATCTTTGATTTTTCTTTAACATATCTACTCTTTTCTACATTAATTATGAAGTTATAACCGACAATTTCTTGTCCTTCTTTTTCTTGTTGTCTACCAATAATGAAGATGTTATCAGCAGAATAATATGATCCAGTACCACCACCAACAATATCTTTAGGGAACATACCAATCTCTTTGTATGTATGATTCACAACGATCATTGGTATATCTTTCATCGTGAGGTGTGGTGTCACCATACGAAATAGAGACTTGATTTGTTTTGCTCTGCTCATATCTGCAACAGATTTTTGATCTAGAGCATCTTCAACTTCTTTCTTCGATGCTAGATTACCAATAGAATCAATAACAATGATAAGCTTATCATCTCGTTCGAGATTTGTTAATTGATTCATCACATCAAATTTCAATTGTTCAATATCAGTAATAGGAGTATGTAACACCCTATCGGTATCAATACCGAATGAATCAAAATAAGATTGAGGAGTACCAAACTCACTGTCATAAAACAATAAAGCGGAATTTTCATATTTGTCCAAATATGATTTAGCCATCAATAGACTAAATGCAGTTTTAAAATGTTTAGATGGTCCTGCCCACATAGTTAGACCGGGAGTTAATCCACCATCTAGTTTACCACTCAATGCAATATTGATTGCAGGCACAGAAGTAGGAATCATATCCTTCTGTGTAAAGAATTTTGACTTTGACAAGATAGCAGATTCTTTAATGCTGCTATTCTTTTTGATTTTATCTAAGATGCTCATTTATTATCCTTCTCTTTAAATGCTAGAGGTTCATCGTAATCATATTTAGGTTCAAGTTTTTTTGTTGGGTTCAGTGGTGGTATTGATTCGCCCGATGTTTCATCTATGACAATGACATTTTCTTTACGAACCTGTACCACTTCATCAGGCCTTTCCTCAGGTCTTGATTTTTCTTCCCTGGGTACTTCTTCCTCAGGCGGATCAGTTCGTTCCTCAAGCTTCTTTTTTGCCTCTTGAACTCTTTGATATACCGGGTTTTGATCTCTCTCATCATCCTTCCTTTTTGCTTTCTTATCTTCACGAACACCCATTGAAATATTACTTGCAATTAATAGTAACACAGCCAGAGGATCAAACACAATCATAATTAATATTATTACCAAACGAACTGCTTTGTCAATAATATCTTTTTCACCAGAACCATAGATGAGTTCAGCCACGTATTTGATAGGACCAAAATCAGATTCAGCTTTTCTTAATTCCACACTAAGAGGCACTCTTTCTTCTGTTAGCTTCGCAATCTCTTTTTGTGTTTTGTTTATTTCTTCGTTGAGTTGGTTTCTTTCTTTTTGTTGTGACTTTCTGATTTGAATGGATCTTTCTGCTCCACGTTCAGAATCGGAACGAGTCATGACATTATCAACAGCAGCATCTAGTTGATTTAGTGTTTTTCTATTTAATTCAATATTTTGTTTTAGTGTCTGTATCTTCTCATCAAGCACTGCAACTTTATCAGCCACAGGACTAATATCTGACGCATGTTCTAGGTGTGCTTTAGATAGATAGCCAAAAATACCCATTGATGTGATGAGCATCAAAATGGCAACAGCGGAAGTTAGATACCATTTTAATATTCCCGGTGCTGTTTTCCAGTTACGATACAACCATGATGCGGTTACTAGTTTTGCAGATTCCAAAACAGAACCCATCAAAACAACAGGCCAGAATGAGCCTGGAAATATTGCAGCTAATCCAATGACAGAGTAATATGCTGCTACGGCTGAAAGTAATATAGCATTAATAAAGGTAAAGGTAGCGATAGTCATCCGAAGAAATCCTCAAGTGTGCTTTGCTTCTCAATATTCCAATTCATGCAATCTAAAACGACTTTAATTGGTTCAACAAAAGCTTTCTCGAATTGCATATCATAATCGATATACTTTTGTAAGTCAAACTCTTTGGGTAGAGTTACTGGAAAAGATATGACTGATTCTTTGAATGGATTTGGTGTTTTCAAGTAAGAGAACTTGATTTTTTCTCCATCGTTGATGAGTGGATATTTTTTATCCAATCCTTTTTGTTTGAGAGCATTATTATATATGATCGCACCCTTAACATGAATCGGTGTTCCTTTGGTATATAGTGTCACAGAATCGGAGTATTTCTTTATGCCACGAATGCCACGAGGAAACGAAATTTCTTCAGGTGAAAATTTCTTGAATTCTTCTTTGAAGTTGGCAACAAACTTCTGCACATCTTCTTCTGTGCCATTCATCATCAGCTTAATTGTTTCTTCCATCTTTTCCCGAATAGGTGCTGGTGTTGATGATTTCACCATTTCAAGACCCATCACTTTCAAGTCAGGTTCAGCATATTGCACACCTTCGTTGTTGTATACATTCATGATGTATCGTTTCTTTGCAGTCCAGATTGCTTTGTTAGCCAAAGCTTCTCTTTTCATTTGCATCTTTTGGTCGTATGCGTGAACATAATCAGCAAGTTCCTGATAACTTTTGTCGATATAAGGTTGAATCTTATCCTCACAGACCTTGTCCATGAAGGCGATAACTTTATCGGGTGACTGTAGCGGTTGAAAGACTTTGCCCACAAGTGAACCTAGCTTTAGATAAATCGAATCTGTATCTGACGCAATAACATAATCGACTCCTTCCGTTTTTATTAGTTTGTTCATATATTCGTTGAGTTTGTTTTCAATCCAACGAATAGAAAACTGACCTGCTGATGTAACTGCAAGAGCAATACGCAGATCATAGAAACGAAAGTATTCATTACCCATTGCACCGTATGCTGAATTCAAACATACTTTCTTTGCAAGTTGTAGATTGTTAAATCTGGCTATTCTCTTTTGTATTTCAAAATGTTTAGATTTGTTTTTCTCGTTTTCAAGTTCTTGTTTTGCTTCAAGTGATTTCTTTTTATATTTCTTACGATCTTCATACATCTCAGCCATAAGCTTAGGAAGAAAACCTTGTTTGTCTGTTCTGAAGAATTGACCATTTGGAGTCAGAGTTACATTGTTTAATCCTGTAGTGTCAATTTCTTTCTTCAATAATTTATCTACAGAAACACGACTATTGATGATTCTCGACATTTCGTCTGTGTAATCATCGGGGTCAACAAGCATCTCTGGTGATAGATTGTATTGCATAATCAAATGTGGGTATAGACTGTTCAAGTCAAACGATGCAACCCAATCATGTTTACCCACTTGAGGTTCTTTGACATAAGCACCTTCAAACGCTTCCGATTTGCTTTTCTTTTCTGTCGGTGGAACAATTATATTATCTCGGCGTAGAAAGTTATAGATGATAGTATCCCACATACGAACTTGTGTAAATACATCATCATAGTTTGTTTTACTATCATACGCCAAAGTCAAAGCAAGTTCAATCAACTTCAGTTTATCTTCCAATTCTTCAATAAGAGAAACATCACCAATGTTATACTCAATGAACTTTTGGTAGTTCAGTTTGTAGAGTTGATGTAGGTTTTCATATTCAGAATAATCAACCTTACGTTTATCTAATTCAACGTGAGCAATATTATCTAGGCGATATGATTCTTGTGATGCACCACCAGGAGCATACTTACGATACAGTTCAATGTAATCAAGCATAGGCAAGCCAACAAACTCATAAACTATATGAGCTTTTGCCATCAGAATTGCTGTTCTCTCTGAGACATAATTCCAAGGAGAAAGTGACTTTGCATCTTGCTCAGAAAGAATTCTATTGAATCTGTTTACAAGATATGGAAAGTCAAAGAACTTAATGTTCCAACCAGTTACGATGTCGGGATAGTTTTTTGTCCAGAACTCAAGAAACTTTTTACTTAGTGTATATTCATCACGACATTTGAAGTATGTAACATTCTCATCAGTATTTTCAAAGTCACCGCAACCCCACACATAAGTCTTACCACCAAGATACTTTACCGCAATAGCAGTAATTGGTTCTGATGCTTCATATGGATCTGGGAATCCATTCTCAGAACCAACTTCAATATCAATGATTGCAATTTGCAGATATGATTGATCCCAATCAACTTCATTTGGATGTTGCTCAGAGATATAATTGTATTCGAAACGAGTATTACCATAAATCTTCTTGTTGGTAACACCTTCGTTTTGCTTTAAATAATCTCTTGCTTCACGAATTGAATTGAATTTGAATTCATGCAAGTATTCTCCATTCAGTGTTTTGAATGGAGTTTCTTTTCTCACCATCTCATACAGAGTAGGTTGATATTGAAGCTTTTCTTTGATTCGTTTACCGTTTTCTATCCCACGATAGAGAATGTTGTTACCGAAACATTGAACATTAGTATAGAATATAGTCATCAGCCAGTGATAAGTTGTTTGGTAGGAGGAAGAACGATTCCTGACCCAAAGATTTGATTATAATTGTTTAAGTATTCTTGTGCTGGTGTATACTCATATACTATATGTTTTCTTTGAACGATATAATCGCTATCTTTCTCTTGTTCGGCATGAATAGGCCAGGGAGCAAATCCTATATTTGGTTTACCGTTTTGTCCGGGCATTATCGCAATTTGAACGGGGTTAGTCAGTCTGTATCCTAGTTCTCCAGACTCAATTTCAGCTAGAATTTCTTCTCCAGTTACCAGTTTTACTACTTTAATGTTTTCCATGATTTTTCCTTTCAGAGCAAATGTATATCAGTGTAACATGTTTTTTGACATTAATCAAGAGGTTATGTGGCATAAATAGCAAGTGTCTACTAAATTTTAAGGGTGAAAATGTACTGGAACCCACAACCCACATATACTTTTCCATATACGATAAACGATTCAATGGATAAGTATACAACTTTCTTATGTGAATTTGTTGATTTAAAGAGAAATGGATATCATCATTTCACCAAAGCATATGACTCTCTTACTTATGGGTTTTGGGGACCGTGGCTGAAACAGTCTGACCAGGTAGTTAGTAATTTTGCCGATCACCTAAAATTGATTTTGAAGTTAAAATAATACATTAGTTTTCTTCGTTATGCAACATTTAAATTGCGGAGAAAATGGATCCATTAACACTATTTGCTTTAGCTAATGGTGCAGTACAAGCGGTCAAAAAAGGTTGTGAACTATATAAGGAAATAGCAAGTGCAGCAGGAGACGTTAAAGGTGTTCTCAATGACCTTGAAGAACAGTTTAACTTACGTCACAAAGATAACCCTCCTACTGTTGCTGAAAAGAATCAGTATATCACTGAAAAAAACCGTGTAATTGAATTAAGCAAGCAACAACCAAACGATATCTACACCCAGATTGGTGAAGAACTTGGCGTATATTTCGAGAACTACGCTAAGTGTACCGCTATCTTTGAAGAAGAAGAAAAACATTCTCAAGAAGTTTACACTGGAGAAACTAGTCTAGGTAAACGAGCATTACAGCGTGTGCTTATGCAGAGCAGACTGACTGCCATGGAAGCCGAACTTCGTGAACTCATGGTTTACAATTGTCCACCAGAACTAGGCGATTTGTACACCCGTGTGTATGCCATGATGGAAAAAATGAAGAAGGAGCAAACAGTAGCATGGGCTAAGAAACGAGTACAGGACAAGATTGCTGCTGCAAAGAAACGAAAAAGATTAAATCATATTAGATGTGAAGCATGGAAGTATGGTATAGCTTTTGTGGTTACCATATACTTAACTTGGTTGGTATGGGCTGTTGTTCAAATACGAATACAAGAACAACCAGAGCTTGGTCGCTGCCTGATCCCAAAAGGAACTTGGCCCTATGAGTATTATAACAATTTGAAATGGGTAGATTGTGAAATTAAACTCAAGGGAGAAAATTAAATGAAAAAGATTTTACTTATTACTATGATGGCCTTCTCTACATTTTCGTATGCAGAAGAAAGACAAAAGCCTGTTGCTTGTTATCAACTAAATGAAATGTTAGCTAACTTGAAAACAAATTATGGAGAGAAACTCGATTTTATTATTGAGAATCATATGTATAGAGAATTTGTTACTAAAATCGCTCTATACAGAAATTCTGAGACAGGATCATGGACAATGATAGAATATGGTGAGAATTTTTTAGGTGAGGGATGTATTATAGGTTCAGGAAAACAAGCTAGTCTATAACTGGTTGCGGGCCCAAGAGTCGAACAAGGAACTGAGGATTATGAGTCCTCTGTGATACCATTTCACCAACCCGCCTTTTATTTAGTGGTGCGAGTAGACGGACTTGAACCGTCACGCCTTGCGGCGGCAGATTTTAAGTCTGCTGTGTATACCGATTTCACCATACTCGCATTGGTGCCCATGGACGGACTCGAACCGCCACGCTTTTGGCACTAGTTCCTAAGACTAGCGTGTCTACCATTTCACCACATGGGCATAAATATTTCTATGAAGTACAAATACTACGAAAAAACCTTTAACCGCTATGCTATCTATACAAGAGATATAGACAGTGAAGATTTTATTCCCTTATATAATGAATTTATCGATAAAGAATTCAAAGTTATAGAATGGGATATTTACGGTGACACTTTTGGTGCACCCTCTAGGAATCGAACCTAGTTCCTCGGTTCTTCAAACCGCTGCTATGACCACATCAGCTAAAGGTGCTTGGTGCATCGTGATGGATTCGAACCACCGACAACCTGCTTGTAAGGCAGGGATTCTACCACTGAACTAACGATGCATTGCTTGGGGTAACCTATGAGGATCGAACTCATACTTTCTCGGTCACAGCGAGAAGTGCAGACCACTACACTAAGGTTACCATTGAAACTATGCTGCTAAAACTTGCTTTAATCTATCTGCTGCATAAGAAGCCGCAAATGCTCTTGGTTTAACCATAGGTATCACATTACATGTACCACGAATATAACCAACTGCTTGTTGAATTACACAAGATGATCCATGCATTTCATTTGGGTTAATGTCTAAGTGTACTTCAACATAACGATCTTCTAAAACTTCAGCAAGATTTTGAAATAGCTCTGATACTTTATATACTTCATTCATCAATCGCATCGATGGACGATCCTTGCGTTGATCGTAATCTTTTTCTCTTGTGACTTCACCAAAGATTTTACATCCATGGCGACCATCTATGTGTACAACAATCGCTGTTGTATAATCTGCATACCAAACACCATTCATATTAAATCTTTCGGAGTCAGCACCAAGATAAATTTTAGTTTCAGGTGATTGTGCTAGGATGTAGTTTTTTACTTCCTCAAGATTTAATTTTTTCATTTTTTCTCCTTTTAGTTGTTGGCCCCGGAGGAGAGAATCGAACTCCCACTAACGGTTTTGGAGACCGCCGCACTGCCATTATACTACTCCGGGTTATTTTTAGGAATGTCTATTTCATTAGTAATATAATCACCACATTCATCACTAACTCTATTCATTTCTTTCAATGCATCAAGCACACAATCTTCTGTACTTAAAACATCTTGATAATTGTTTTTCTTAAAAATTTTATCCCAATTATCATCATATGTTTTTTGATCTACACTAAAAGGTCTAGGATTGCTTCCTTTACCACCATCTGACATGTTCACTCCTAATATATTGGTTGTCCCGACAAGAATTGAACTTGTAATGGTCGATTATCAATCGACAGTTATACCATTTAACTACAGGACAATTGGCCGGTCCTGAGAGAATCGAACTCCCGCCTGTAGGTCCGTAGCCTACCGTAATTATCCATTTTACTAAGGACCGTTTGGTGGTAATGGAGAGACTCGAACTCCCAACACACACCGTATGAAGGTGCTGCACTACCATTGTGCTACATTACCTATATTGGTCTGAGTGGAGAGGATCGAACTCCCGACCTCCTGCTCCCAAAGCAGGCATTCTACCAGGCTGAACTACACTCAGGAAAACTGGAGCGGGATATCAGAATCGAACTGATGACTCAAGCTTGGAAGGCTCTCGTTTTACCATTAAACTAATCCCGCATTACCTTAGTTGTGTTATCTGTACTATCTAACCATCTCACTAGTGATTGCCTAGGTCTAACTAGTTATTGAATGGCCTACATAACGGATTGAAATTTAGGCGCCTATCCTTCTGGGCTTACAAATAACACAACTAAGGTGTCTAGCTACTAATCCCCATTAGCCCTAGACTGAGTTGTTACCCTGTCCATCACATTTATTATAGCAAGGTGTGATACCCACTTACGATTTTTCTATCACCCATGTCAAGCGGGCTTTGAGGTCGTTGATCGTATGCACCCTGGCGTTGTGGTGAAGCCAATTTACCCCCATTAATTAACGCAGATGGGACTGCGGGGTTCTGGTGCCGATTGATGGAATCGAACCAACGATTGATGCTTACAAGGCAACTGTTATACCATTTAACTAAACCGGCTATAATCTTTCAATAATCTTTCTACCTGCTTGTTGTATAGTCTTTGTATTTCTTTCACCAAGAATCACTATTGTATATTTTTCGCCATGTTTTGTCAAGTACATTACTAGACATTTACCAGCAGCATTAGTGAATCCTGTTTTTGAAATTACAATTTCTTTATATTCTTTTAACAAATTAAAATTTGTATTGTTTACCGTTATCACTCTAGGTTTTCTTTTCTTTCTACTAATACTCTCAATACTAAAACTTTCTAATGCAGCCAACTCTCTCATGGTACTATAGTTGTACGCATATGTCAATAGAATTGACAAATCCTTTGCATTACTTAAATTATTTCTTCCTAAACCAGAAGGATCTTCATATGATGTATTTGTCATACCTAATACATTTGCTTTATGATTCATATTTGCAATGAATGAGATTCTACCACCTGGGTAACCTCTTGCTAAAGCTTCGGCTGCATTATTGTCACTTTTTACTAAAAGCAATTTTAATAATTGCTCTCTAGTCATTTCTTTTCTACCTGCAAAACCTCTATAAGGTATTTTTTCATTTAATGATGCACCACTTTCTATTACAACAATTGCAGTCATTAATTTTGTGACACTTGCAATCGGTCTAATTTTATCTGATGCATATTCTTCAATCACTTCATCCTTTGTTACATTATAAACATAAGTTGTTGCAGCGTTTACATTTAATGAGAATAATAAAAATAAAGTTAAAAATAATTGTTTCATTTAATTCTCTGTGTAATGTGTAAAGAAATATTTATGGTGGAGGATAGGAGATTCGAACTCCTGACTGAAGCTTGCAAAGCTACTGCGTTTCCAATTACGCCAATCCCCCGACCGCCTCACACGCTACTCTGGTGGGTGCTCTCCGATTCGAACAGAGAAGGTCTAAGACAAATGATTTACAGTCATCCCCCGATACCGTTACGGGACTAAACACCCTAAAACTTGGCTGTGGGCATTGGATTCGAACCAATCTATTTCTGATTAACAGTCAGACCCGCCTCACCTAGAACGGTAGCCCACAATAAACTATATTACATCTTGCCATTTTACGACAAGAGAAGTATCATAATTCTGATACTTATTTTTCTTTCTATTTTCTAAACATGGTAGATATTGCAAATTATCTGGATGATGTTTACCACCATCAGCAATTGCAATTATATGATCTACTTCATATCCTGTAGGACATTTTTTGTATATTTCTTTAATTAAGTTTTTATCTACATTTTCTGGTGTTGCATTATATTTTCTTGCTCTATATGCACTCACACCTAATTTATTTTTTAATTTTACATGTTCTTCTGGAAGTCTTCCTTTTTTATCCCAAAACTCTAAACTTTTTATTCGCTTCAATTCTTTCATTTCTTTAGAGTGTTTCCATCCTGGTGCACCTTTTGATGGATGTTCATTGTTCAATAAATATTTTTTCATAGAATCTGATTTTTTCAGTCTATCTTCAACTGTCCAAGTTCTACTATTAGCACAACTTCTGTTGCAAAACTTTCCAGATTTATCATGTTCTTTATTACATTTCGGACATATTTTCATTTTGTCTCCTTTTTGGCGACACTTAGGGAACTCGAATCCCTGACCTCTGCCGTGACAGGGCAGCGTTCTAACCAACTGAACTAAAGTGCCATATAGAAATATTCTGATACAAAATACTTTTATATGGTAGGTGCGGAGAATTTCGAAATCTCGACTTACCGGTTAAAAGCCGGTTACTCTGCCTCTGAGTTACGCACCCATTATCTTACCACTCTTGTCACTATCCATGACAGGTCTCCTTTAAAAAAATAATTAGTGCTTAGGCCACTTGTTTTCCAGGCAAGCCCCTATGCTGAGTTGTTACCCTGTCCATCTCTTTTATTCTGTGTCTGTGTGCAGAGAGATACTGCCTAGCAGTGCCTGAGGGGTTGCCTCGCTAACGGTTTGCTGCCACCGGGTCAGTTATCGTCGCCACACGCTACTTTATGGAAAGTAGTAACCGGAAACCATATAGAAACACTCTTATTCTCCACATCTTCTCGGTCATGACCCCGAGGTCTTGCTTCACAGAACCTGCGTCCAGTTTAGAGTGTTTTTATATGGTAGACCGTAGGAGAATCGAACTCCTCTTACTGCCGTGAAAGGGCAATGTCCTAACCGATAGACGAACGGTCCACTGAAACTCAAATTGTTAAAGAAACTCAACTACAGAAACATCATTGTACATTGGCTCAATCGTTTTGTCAAGCGTGTTGTACAAATACAACATGTTACTACTTTTGCAACTGGAGGTAAGGGTCGGATTTGAACCGACGGTTTTACAGTTTTGCAGACTGCTGCTTTGGGCCACTCAGCCACCTTACCTTTGTTCTGGTCCTTCGGTGTGGAGTCGAACCACATCCTGGGTCTTATCTGGACAAATGCTTATAAGGCATCCTGCTCTACCGTGAGCTACCGAAGGTCGTTTTTAAACACCCAATACAGGAGTAAATAAATGATAACGATTACTATCGCAGCCATTCATATGTACTCCTTTCTTAATCTGGCGGAGAGTATAGGATTCGAACCTATGCGTCACTTTCGCAACGACGGTTTAGCAAACCGCTCCTTTAACCACTCAGGCAACTCTCCATGTTCCATGATTAGCATGAACTGCAATTATGCTATCTTCACTTCTGTCAATCTGTTTGTGTGAAAAATACTTTATATTCTTTTTTGTCATTAACCATTTTGTCAAATAATTTACCATATAAGGATGTGAGTTATGTGTAGAAATAACATCCGGATCATCATCTGTTAGTGAGTGACAAAAATTAATATATTCTCCAGTCAAATTTGGTCGTGTAATAAAAACAAAATCATCAACTAAAGTTGTAACTAATCCTCTATTGTAAAAATAAACAGATTCTCTGTAAGGAAAAATCATATCTACTGGATAACAAAACCAATCATATACATAATCAAAATCTTTTTTCCACTTTATATCAAAGTGACTTACAATTCCTCCAAATTTATTTGCTATTCCATAACTTCCTAATTGAAGTTTTTGAAATAATGTTCCTTTTTCAAATTGTTCAATATATTCTGGTATATGTTCTTTTATATCTTCTTCTTTCCATATAATAAAATTATATGTTGGATTCAATGATTTGGCTTCTTCAAAATTTTTGATATATTCATCGGGTATTTTATCATTACCTATCCAAAAATAATGAACATAATCATTGAATCTTATCATGACTTTATTATTTTTCCAATAATAACAGCGAACATATAAAAAATAAACATCACAGCAGCCATAGTAAAACCCATTGCTATCCAATAGCCCAGTATTGTTAATAGTATGATTGCTGTATTCATTTCTTCTCCTATTTGGCGGAAGCGGTGAGATTCGAACTCACGGACCTTTTACAGTCGGCAGTTTTCAAGACTGCTGATTTAAACCACTCATCCACACTTCCTTAAAACTTGGCAGGGATACTAGGATTTGAACCTAGACTAACAGAGTCAAAGTCTGCGGTGCTGCCGTTACACTATATCCCAACAGTAAACAAAAAACCCCTAACTTTTGGCTAGGGGTCTTGTGTTTAGAGTTTAGCTTTCTAGTCTATACACGGACCCCGAGGGTAAACCATGACGCATCGCCGCAATTAATTGTGCGATACTCTGGTTGACTTGTTATGGGTTTATGTATGGACAACATTTCGTGCTTTCTAAGTAAATTTAATATTCTAAGAGTATATAGTAAACTTTTTGATTTGTCAAGGGTTTTTTTGTTGTTTTTTAACTAATTTTCCATCTTATCGGAATTGAAACTATTGGTTCAGCAGGATTCTTGAACTCCGTAAATACATTCCACAATTCATGCATCACAGTAAACCTATACAGCAATCCTTGTTCTCTACCATATGCATCTATTTCCCATGGGTGATCCCAATAGTCAACTTTTTCAGAATTAATCTTCTTATTCTTCCATCTAGTCAATCCATCGTCAGTTTCATTCATGATATATTGTTTGACATGTATCATCTCATGAGCCAAGGTTTCTAATATATTTCTTGCTCCTATTCCAGAATGTATTTCTATTAGAAATTGTCTAGGCTGTTTTCTGCTGTTAAACTTCTGGATACTTGCATATCCATATTCGTTTATTTTAGGATTAAACTTGATGGTAACTTTACAGTTATTACGGATTCTTGCACTAGGAACTAATTCTTTTGCAAAAAAAGAGGCTGCTTCGAGAACATATGGTCTGAAGTCTTTATCTGGACATTTTTTGATTCTGAATTGCATGGGTTTTCCTTTAGTTACCCTAAGCATCAGTATTTATATTCTAACCTCTCTCCGACCCTTCTGACGGCTCTGGTGTGTATATAATGTTCACACCACATCTTCTTAGAAACTGTAATCCATCAGTAGAACGGTATTCCTGAGCATAGTAAACAGTATTAATACCAGCAGTAAAAATCTGCTTGGCACAATCAATACATGGTGCATGAGTAAGAAACATGGTAGCATCTTTGCCAGATTCTGTGCTTTTTGCTAGTTTAGCTATGGCGTTAGCTTCAGCATGAATCACTTCTGGCTTAGTTTTTAGTGTTCCTTCTTCCGTAACATCTTCGCATATATTTGACCAACCTGGTGGCATACCATTATAGCCAATAGAGATAATCCTATCATCTTTGACAATGATGGCGCCGACATGTAGCCGCTTTGCTGGTGATAATTCAGCAAATCGTTTTGCTACATCCATGTATGCTCTAATATATTTTTGTTTCATATTTGTTGGTGGGCCGGGAGAGACTCGAACTCTCTGTCCCCCGATTATGAGTCGGACGCTTATACCAGTTAAGCTTCCGGCCCTACTTGGTCCGGCGTCCAGGACTCGAACCTGGATCAGAGGCTTAGAAGGCCACTGTACTATCCCTTGTACTAACGCCAGTTATTCTTCGTAGTTTATCTTATTAACGAATGAAAATTTCTTTTCGTTATCCCATTCTTTGAGATATTCATTGTCCATATCAAACATCTCAAGGTATTCTTGATCATCATTAAGTTCAGCAACAGACCAGATATTTTCATCTACATGATACTGAGAAAACTCTTTCAGTTTACCATCATTGCAAATAACTTCATCACATGCATGATCTGATTCTTTGGCTTCAACAACATAACGGTGTCGAAAAATACTCACAGTTTCAACCATGTATCTTTTCATACTAATTGTTCCTTATCTACATTAAACATGTCACGAACAATTTTATCTTTGATCATAGCAGGCACACTTTGATATGGCCACTCAAGCCAGAATGGACAACCATTCTCCCACTTGCTATTGCGAATAAAATAACCATATGCATCTAAGTCTTTTTTATTCTTAGGATTAAAAATTCTTCGGCTATACATTGCCTGTGATAATTTATTCAAAATCATTTGATATACTCCAAGTTGTCTTTACGCATATAAAAAACTTTGGGATGTTCACTTATTTCTCTAATGATAGGAAGAAATGTAACACCATCAATGTCCTTTGTGGGCCAATGAGAGTAGGTATAATAGACCTCATCAATGTGAAGTCGATTACGGACCTTTTGTAGAATTTCTTTGGGTTTTTGAACAGTTTTCTTCATGATGTATGTAGTATATCAAAGCAAATCTCAATTGTCAAGAGGTGGGGCATTGCACCCCACCATTATTGCCATTACTCAGATTTGGTATCTGTAGCGTCTTTAATTGCAATTTTCTTAACAGATTCTTGAGTTTGGTAAAGATTTTCTAGCCAAACTCTTAACATTCCGTTAACAATTTCTGCATCTTTGATTTCTACTTTGTCAGCAATAGTGAAGGTGCGTTGAAACGCACGATTAGCGATTCCTTTGAATAGGTAATCTTCTGCTTCGTTATCTTGAGAAGCACCCTTGATAACAAGCTTGTTTCCTTCTACGGTAACTTCAATATCAGATTTAGCAAAGCCAGCAACTGCCATTTCAATGACATACTTGTTGTCTTTTACTTTCTTGATATTATATGGTGGCCAGTTCGGAGCATTTTTTGCAATGTTGTTTGCGGTATCTTGAAGCTGATCAAATAGCTTGTCGAAACCAACAGTAAATGGCTCATAAGCTGAACGGGAAGGGAATAGATTAGCAAGAGTCATGAAAGTCTCCTTAGTTAAGCGAGTTAATAAAAGTGTAGACCCGAAAGGCATCTACACTCATATTTATATCACACTAAGGATTTTTTGTCAATCTTTTTTTGCTTTTTTACCAATATTGTATTTTGGTACTAGTTGCCATTCGTCTTTCTCACGGAAACCAATAATCTTGATTTGCGATAAGCTGACTTGTAGATCCTCTGCTTTTTTTGCATTTACAAGTTTTAAGAGTCCCCAATCTTCTAGTAGCAAAGCAATCGTATTCCTACGTGCCAGATCATTCTCCGTAATATCCGTAGGTTTGCCATCTAACGCAAACAATTCTTTGAAATGTACGATATAGTACTTTCCTTGCTTGTGTAAGATGTGGCAAGATTGATAGAGCAACTTTTCTTTTTTGGATGCAACACCAATACGAGTCAATGTTTCACGAATCTTCAGAAAATCATCTTTCTCATTTAGCGTCACTTCAACCATATCTTCTATACGAATCATTATTTCCTCACTCCGCCTTTATCTGTTTTTGTTTTTATATAAGCGATTTGTTCATCAGATAAGATCCGGAGAGCCTCTTTGGCTTTGCTATCAGAATACCCAAAATACTCTTTCACACAAGCAAGATTCTTATCTTCCTCAGACTTCTGCCACGGTTGAAACTTTCGTTTCATCTGCCTAATACTATTTAGAAGATAGTGATACTGTAGTTTTTTATCGACAAAATGAACCTGGTTTATCTGATTCGCATACGGAACACAGTCTAAATGATAGGATAGTGCCCGATTGACGATATACGAATTATAGTCTTTTTCATCATGTTCTTCTACCAAGACATTCTGCTTGGTCTGAAGAATCGATGGTACGATATCTTTGAATAGATCAGGCATTATACAAACTCACAATCTGCCATCAGTTCAATCAGACAGGCAACAAGATTGATTTCTTGGTCTGAAACAAAAGCAGATTGATACTGATATTTCGCCAGAATCAAGACAGTTTGAGGAATAGAACTAGGCTTCAAATAATCATACATGCTATCATAGAGCTTACGATAAACAAGTGTAGGATCATTATCTAGATTATTTGTAACCCATTTACGAGCAGAACCGAAATCTTTTTCTTTTAGTGCTGTGATCAGTTCTTTAGTTTGAATGTCCGAAACAGAAGCAAGAATGCCTTCATCAATAGTTCCAGATACACCATATCTTTGAAGTTCATTCAAAATTCTACGATTATCTGGAAAGTGCTTCATAATGACAGCAGCAACAACATCTTTAGAGTATTTGATGTTTTCTTCAGAAAGAATCCATTCAATTCTCTTTAAAAATTGTGCAGCAAGTTTTGCTTTGTTACCGTTGATCTTGAAATCAATGACTGTGCAACGAGAATGAATAGGTGCAATAATTCTATTCTTGAAGTTACAAGTAAAAATGAAAGAACAGTTTGATGCAAATTCTTCAATCGCTCCACGTAGAGCAGGTTGAGTTGAATTTGGATTTAGATAATCAGCTTCATCAATAATAATGACTTTTCTACCACCAGTCAAGCTTACTGTTGATGCATAATTTTTGATTTTGTTTCGTAGAACATCGATACCCGATTCGTCAGAACCATTGATAACGATATGATCGCAACCCACTTCATTACAAAGTGCTTTTGCTATCGTAGTTTTTCCAACACCAGGAGAACCAGACAGAAGAAGATTTGGAATCTCTTTTCTGCCTACATACTCCTGAAATGTTGTTTTGATGTTATCGGGAAGAATACAATCTTCTACTTTACGAGGGCGATACTTCTCTACCCAAAGAATTTGGTCGTCCATTCACAATCTCCATAATAAAAATATAAAACACGTTACTGCAATTCAGCGTTTACTCTACCAACAACTTCCAAATATTCTTCTTCAACAATAACATTACCATTAATCAATATCATAACAGTTTTTCCAAGATATGGTTCCATTTCTGGAGATGACGCTTTCACCAAAGTAAAAACTGATGCGACATTTTTTGGATTAATTGCAATAGCGTTTTTAGTTTCTGCTTCTGTAAATGTAAGTAACATAATTATCCTTCAAAGTTAGATGCGTCTTTTTCGATAGCGATCCAATATTCAATCGCCACATTTTTATTTTTGAAATGTGCGATTCCTTTTGATGAAACAGTTACATCATAGCTACCAGGAATCATTTTCAAATTTTCTGTTTTAAATACAGACTTAAATGCTTTATCTGTATCGTCAATATCAACAGAGTTGATATTTGCAGCATCATCTTTCGCATCAAAGGAAGATATTCTTAGCTTACCATTCTTACCTTCAATAGCAACGTGAGGAGAGTTCAAGACATTTGCTGTTCTTGTAATCCAATCATAATCACTCTCGTTCAAAGTAAATGATACATCTTCAGACGGCATAACAACTGCTTTGTCTGGTGGGGTTATGATCATTTTCTTATCGGCAAAACGATACTTAATCTTACTTCTTCCACCAAGAGCTTTGATGATAATATGCTGATCATCGAAGTCAAGTTCTGGTGTATCTTTGCTGAGTGATAGAACAGAAAGAAAATTAGTCAAATCGTGAATTGCAAACTCTTGTGGAAATTCTTCTTGTAGTGTACATTGTGCCAGAACAGTTTTAGTTGATGACACTGTGGATAAAGTCTTACCTTGCTTAAATAGAATTCCAGCATTGATGCTAGAAAAATTCTTTAAAATTGTTAGTGTTTCATTTGAAAGTTTCATTTTGTTTCCTCATTATCTAGTTCAAGTGAGTATAGTATATCATGTTCATACAGAAACATCAAGCAGCACATAGCATGTGCCAAGTGATGTATTCCAGATTCGGGATCAAGTTGTTCGCCTTTTTTCCATGCCCAGATATGTCTTTCCATTGCATCAAAATATCTACGTTTAGAATCAGGTACTTTTTTCCAATTATCTCGTTCGTATTTTTGAGCACCAAAAGTGAGAACCTTGACAGTTTCTT